CTTCCAGAGCGTGAAGATTTATCAACTGTTGACTATGTATTTTTAGGCGACCCAGCAATTTAGTTTTATGGACAATATTATTTTTGATTTACAAACTCCATTAAAAGTTCAAGCCAATGTAGATGGCAAGAATGTTTTTAATGAATTAGATAAAATTTATTTAAAAGCTCCAACTTACAAAGATAAGGATAAAACTCTCGTATTAAAGAAAAAGTTTATCGAAGCAATCTTTGCTATGACCGCAACAATTCAAAAGCAAGACGCTCAAGAACAAATAGGTGATGGCAAACTTGATTCAAAAGCAATTAAAGCTATTTTATTCGCTTCTAAAGATTTTGATATTGTTGCATATTTTAAACATTTTGAAAGCCTTTTAATTAATGTAGCTTTTAAAGACGAAGATATGAAGCAACCTTTAATTATTAGTGAAATCCAAAAGATTAACGAATCAGATTTTGAGGAGCTATTGGCTAAATATATAGAGGTTTTTTTTATTGTTTCTTGGATGAAGACTCTAAACTAGAAACTATTATTTGCAACCTTGCATATTTCTATAAAGGGTCAGCAAGTATGGATTGGCTAGAGTCGCAACCAATACCAAAACTTTTAAGATTACAAAAAGAGGCAGAAAAAATTAATAAACAACTAGAAAAAAATGTTTAAAATATCTTACATATACGATTTAGTTGATAACATAAGCCCTCAATTAAAGAAGATACAATCCAATTTAAATAACGCTAAATATAAAGTATTCTCTACCGCTGTTGATATGGGAGATGCCTTTGATAAACTCAGTAAAAAATTAGATGTAATTGGCAAAAAGACAATGAATTTTGGCAAGAATATGTTTGTTAAAACTACATTGCCGATTGGATTGATTGGTTCTAATTTTATTAAAAGTGCTTCTGATTATAGCGAGTCAATTAATAAAGTTGATGTAGCATTCGGCAACGCTTCGCAATCGGTAAAAGATTTTGCTAAAATAGCGGGCAAAGGATTCGGTATAGACATTGGAACAGCTTTAGATATGTCAGCTATGTTTGGCGATATGTCAACTTCAATGGGAATTTCGCAACAAAAAGCTTCTGAACTTTCCGTAAATTTAGTTGGACTTGCTGGCGATCTCGCTTCTTTTAAAAATTTAAATGTAAGCGAAGTCCAAACTTCGCTTGCTGGTATTTTTACTGGAGAAACTGAAAGTTTAAAAAGGCTTGGCGTTGTAATGACAGAAGAAAACTTAAATCAATTTTTGCTTACACAAGGAATAGGCAAAAAAATGAAAGATTTAACACAGGCACAAAAAGTTTTGCAAAGGTATAATTATGTTGTAAAAATGACTTCTAATTCCCACGGTGATTTCATAAGAACTCAAGCGGGATTTGCTAATCAAATGAGAATTGCAACCTCGGCATATAAAGACCTATCAATTGCTTTGGGAACTGCAATATTGCCTTACGCAACTAAATTTCTTGGTTTTTTAATAAAAGCAATTCAATTTTTTCAACAACTATCGCCAAAAACACAAAAATTTATTTTAATTATTGCTGGAATATTGTTTATTTTACCACCAATTATTATTGCGTTTGCTTCCTTAATTTTTCTTGTAAAAGGTCTGATGATAGGATTTGGATTGCTTGCGGGAGTAGTCGTTTTTTTGTATACGCCACTCGGTATAGCATTATTACTTTTTGGCAGAATAGCAATCGCCTTATATAGCCTTAAAGATGAATTAATAATTGTTTATGATTTTTTAAAAGATAAATTTGCTAGTGCTTTTGATTATGTTGCCGATAAGATAAAAATGGTTATGGATTTAATTAATAAATTTAGAACTGATTCAGCGGTTGTTTTAAACTTTTTAGGACTTGAGCAAATGGCAAATTTTGTTTCGCCTGATATTAACCAGCCATCACAAATTAATAAATCACAAAACCTAACCGCTGGTGGTCAATTAGATGTTAATATTAAGGGATTGCCAAAGGGTTCTAATGCTGGTTTCACTCCAAAACCTAATAATTTCTTGCCAGTCGGCGTTAATTCAGTTTTTGCGGGGTATTAATGACAATATTTAACACGGCAAATTTACCAGAAGGGCAATTTAGAGATGCTTATTTCTTTTACCAAGATTCAAGTGGAACGGGTGGAAGAAAAACAATAACTCATGAATATCCAAATAAAAAAGAAAGATATGTTGAGGATAATGGAGGCTTAGAAAAAAAGTTTACTCTTAATGTATTTACCGATGATAATGTAAGTTATGCTGATAGAGATGGTTTAATCGAGGCTTTAGATGAAAGCGGGATCGGAACATTAATACATCCTGAGTTTGATGAATTACAAGTTGTTTGTGTTGGTTATTCTTTTAACTCAAGCATAAAAGAATTAGGAATAACAAAATTCTCAATAGAGTTTGAAATAGCTTCTTTGAATATTTTACCAACAGCAACAAATGGTAATAAAGGATTTTTAGCAAATTTAAAATCTAAAATTCTTGGCGATAATGAAAAAGCTTTTGATGCGGGATTTAAAAGCGTAAAAAATGCAAAAGCAAAGTTTGATTCAGGAGTAAAGACTTTAAAAAGAACAGCAAATAAAATTAATAATGTTGCAAAGCAAATCCAAGGTGCTGGCGATAGCTTTGCTGATTTTGCAACATCACTAAATCAAATTGTTGCAAGTGCAAATAAATTAGTTCAAGCTCCATCGATTCTTGCTTCAAACCTTAGAACGGCATTTGATAATATGGGAGTAGCTTTTAATAATTCAAAAGATTTATTTGACACAACAAAAAAACTCTTTGGATTTAACGAGAGAGACCAAGTAATAGTTGGTAAGTCGCAAATTCAATTAGATATAAAAGCTAATCAAGACCAAATAAATAACTTTGTAAATGTTGCTGTTTTAGCTACCGCTTACGATGCTTCAGCTAACATTGAATACACAAATTTACAAGAGTTAAACCAAGTTATCGATGATTTAGAAAATGGCTTTAATTCATTAGGCAATATAGATAAAGGGCTTTACGATACATTAGTTCAAATGAAAATCGAGGCAACAAATATATTTTCTCAATTGGCAATTAGCCTACCAAATATTGCGAATTACGAAGTTTTTAATCCAATTAGCTTAAATTGTTTAACTTATAAACTTTACGGTTCCTTAGACCAAAAAGAGACAATTAGACTTCTAAATAACTTTGGAGATACCTCAAAGATTCAGGGAACAATAAAAATATTAACAAATGTCTGATAATATATATCTAGAAGTAGACGGCGTTAGATACGAAGGATTTATTGATGTTGCAGTCAATAGTTCAATAGAAAGTTTTTGCTCATCATTTTCATTTTCAACAACCGTTAAAGAAAGCAATCTAGGCTTAATACAAAATAATTTAAAACTACAGCAAAAAGCAAAAGTATATATTGATGATTATTTAAGAATAACTGGATATATTGAGCAACTAGATATTTCATACTCAGCAGATTCACACACAATAACTGTATCTGGTCGAGATATTGGAGGCGATATATATGATTCATCGATATTACAAAAATCTTATTCTCAAAGAAATTTTGACAAGTTAGTAAATATTGTTTTAAAAGATAATGGTTTTTCTTCGGTAAAAGTAATTAATGAAGTCGGGATACTCAATTTAGAGCCAACTGAAATAATTAAAACAGAAAATGACGAAAGTATTTTTGATTTTTTAGATAGATATGCAAAAAAATTACAAGTTTTATTAAAAATAAATCCAGAAGGAAATTTATCAATTATTAGAGAAGATGATAATGTCGTTAAAAATATGTTAATTAATAATTTTACTTCTGATAATAATATTTTGTCCGCACAATTAACGCTTTCAAGTGTTGATAGATTTAATATTATTCAAGTTTATTCGCAAGGCAATAATAAGTCGCATACAAAAACAAGTATCTCACAAAAAGGAACTGCAACTGATTCACAAATAAGAAAAACTAGACGCAAAATTCTTTCAATGGATACAGCCTCACAATCAAAATCTTTAAAGGCTTTAGCTGAATGGAATGTTAATTTAAGGCGTGCAAAAGGTTCAAGATATACTTGTAAAGTTGTTGGTTTTTATTCAAGCAACAAAACAATTTGGCAACCGAACACATTAGTTGATATAATCGATTATACCGCTCAAATTACAGGAACTTTTTTAATTCAAGGCGTAGAATTTTCGCAAAGCTTACAAGGATCATTTACAACTTTAGATATTGTTGAAAAAGGTGCATTTAGCACATCGGGAGTTAAAAGCTTTGGCAATAGTTTCGCAACTGGTTTAATTTCTTAAGCAATTAATCCATGAGCTTTTAAAGCGGTAATAATGCTAGTAATTGCGAGTCGAGATTCAGCGTCTATTATAATCCCACCTGCAGGATTAGCAATCGTTGCTTGTTGGCTTCCAACAACTTTAATATTATTTACTTTATAAGAGACGGCATTAAAAGATTTATCACAATCTGTATCGCCAACAATATTATTTTTACTTTTACCAGCTTTAAAGCCATTATTAGAAACTCTATTTTTTATTTCACTATCACCTTGTTCTAATGTTGATTGCGTTAAGACATCGTAAGGAATACCGAACAAATTCGTTTTACTTCCGAGTCCACCAAATAATAATACAAGGGTTGACTCGCTTGGCTTAATATGGCTTTGCGACCCGTAAGGATAAATTAATAAAACATCATCAAATATTTCGTTTTGATATGAAACAACTGTAGCATATGTGCCGTCAGTCTTGGTTATGTAGCCTTTTATAATCATGGTTTTTCCCGTTGTTAATTTTTATAAATTTTTATAAATTAAATAATAAAACTTTTTAAAAAAATGGCAATAGATTTTAAATTAAATCAAGATAAAAATTATTGGGATTTAGATATTGAAAATGGCGATATTGCCAAAACAGATAGTCTAGATACCGCAATTTTTATGTCAGTTTTTTGCGAAAAAAGAGCTAATCAATTATCTGAGCCAACCTTAAGAAGGGGGCATTTTACAAATCAATTTAATTTGATTGCAGGTTATGAAATTGGCTCTTTGTTGTGGTTTTATACCGAGCAAGCAAAGCAAACTGATTCAAATTTATCTTTGATTAAAAATGCTGTTAACAATGGTTTAAGATGG